AATCCACCTAGAAATTTTTTATGGCTGATTGTAGCTTCAGCAGTTAATTTGTGTAAATCATGTAATTTATGGCTCATTTTTTCATTCCTGGTAAAATTCCAAGCATTACAGGTTGTTGTGCATTAACTCCATCAAGAAAGAATCCAAGAACCCAATCACCTTCTTGTGGAGCAGAAAAAAACTTTGATGAATTTAATGGAATCATAGGATGTGCCCAAGGCAAATCTGTGGTAGGAACTTCGTTTTTAAGAGTACTATGCCATCCAAATATACGAACTTGACATCTACCAATACCCAAAGGATCAACTCTGTTTTCTAACACTCCTACCCACCAAATAAAACCATCTTTACCTGCAAAATTTACAGTTTCTTCCATAATTATTTACTCACATTCAAATTGTTAGATGCAACAAAACCACTATCCCTAGAATCTGCTACTAATTCACATACAGTCTCATGTTTTGAGGGCCTGATAATGTGTCGTGCACCAATTACCAAATATTTGCCAGATAATGATTTATCAGTTTTGTCTTTGTCACCACCATCTGTATGTAGACTGTAGTTTTGGACTTCAAGATTTAAAATAAAACCTGAAGATATTCCAAAGTTTCCTGGTAAATTTATTGTGACTCTTCTCTGTAACAAATTATTTAGAATGGCTTTTCTCTGTGGAATATATGTATGTGTATTATCTATCAAGTTTGCAGTTGATGGATCATTTTGCTTTGTGTATGCTTGTGTTGTTCTATAATATTGAAAAGGATATAGACTAACTTTAGAGAATGGCATTTGACCAGGATCTTTACCTCCACGATTCGGTGAACTGAATACGTTAGGAGTTTTATTTAAATGGTTACCTTTGTAATTATTTAATAAACCTAAATCTGTTTGAACTAGTGTTCTTGTCAATATATCAAATCCAATAAATCGATTTGAATAATATCCATTCTTAATATTCTCAAGAATATCAAAGGTGCTTGAGAATTTGAAATCTGTGACGCCTAGAAATTCATCTGGTAGTTCAGGCACTAAATTTTTAGGTTGGAACTTTATATTCAGTGTTGGTGCAGTTTGATATATTGTTGATAATGATTTAAAATTGAATCCAAATTTATTTTCAAAGAATATAAAATCTGCTAATTTATCGCGGCCAACAGATCGTCTGGTTAACCAATTCATTGTATCAATCGGAGATAATAGTGGAATTACTACACTATGAATACCCTCTGTTTTTTCAACATTAATTTTGTTCAAATTTACTTTTAAATAATCTTGTAATACCGACAATGCAATTTGACTATATTGACCAGTATATGATTGATTTATTTTTTGCTGTTCTGAATATACCATCTCTTCTGAAACAAAGTGTAGAACATATAATTCAGAATTCTGATTTGAATTTGTTCTATCTGATTGCTTATAGATTCTAAATCTTTTTTGAATATTTGTAAATCCAGTTTCATTGCTTTTTGAGATATCTACATCCAAATATTCGCTACCATCAAATAATAATTTACTCGATAATCCTAAAGAATCAGCAATAAGAACATTACCGGAAATGCAAGGAATCAAAATACTATCAAATATATTCAATTCTTGAAATATGTTCTGAATATCAATGTTACCAAGTTTAGATATTATTACAAGTTTCTTTATACTAAACTGAGTTACTTGTGTTAGTTCTAATGCCATTATGCGATTACTGATCTAAATTCATCTTCAGCCGCTGCTGCAAATTCTGGCTTTAATAGTTTGATTGTTCTTTTACTTTCATTTGTTTCAATCTCATAATCATAGTATGTTTGTGTTTCTTTAGAAATAACAACTGTAATCGTATTATTACCAGAAAGCAATATACTTTGTGATGAAGCTGCTACATTCGCATATGTATTAGCATCAACTTGAACTTTATTTACAAGCGCAGAACCAGTAGAATTTGTTGTTCTTGTTTCTATTTTATAATATGCTTGAATATGCGACTGTGACCAGCTGGTTCCAGATTGGCCTACATTTGCGTTTGCACTATATTTTTCATCAATATAAGATATCAAAGTTCTTTGATCTAATGGCCAATCAAATTGAGCATCAATAATATTGTTGAATATTAAAACTATCCAATGCCTCTCTGATGAACCATATAGTTTATCTGCAATAATTTCTGGTGTGTCACCTTCTTGAATATCGTATTCATAAGAAACCGCAGCATTATTTTTGAAATCTTCGGTAAAATTAAATCTGGTTGTTAATTGCGTTATTGTATCAGCATGGACTTCATCTGCTGTATATAATGTTTTAGGAAAATAGTTAAAGTATTTTGACATTTTTAATAATCTATTATTGTGCTTTGTGTTGGTGATGATACAGGAGTAACAGATTTAGTTTTTCTCTGATTACCATCTTGATTATTAAATGCCTGCTTTGTCATAATTTCGGTCTCTCTAAATTGGAGAGATAGTGTTATTGAAACAGGCATGCCGGTACCACCTTGGAATGCATCACTGCCAGGAATTTCATATGTGGAAAATCCATTGGGTGCATAATTCACATTGATCTGTTCAAGAACACATGTAGATATTTGTGGTATATTTGGATTTACTTTTCCATTGTAGTAAAAACTAATGTCAAATTCTGAAGGAGGAACAAGATAAAAATTTCCATAATCTTTGTTTGCTTCTGGTGCTTGGTGAAACCTTAAGCAGCTTATAATATCTAATACTTGTTTAGCTTCCTGTGTTGATCTAGGATAAAAATTAAAATCAAATCTGAATGTTCTAAAATCAGGAGAAGAATATAGCATCTCCATCATTGGATTTTCTGCTAAACCTGTGGATGCTTGAAATGCTATTTTACCAAAATCACCTAAATTTTTAAAAAATGCACTTTTTAAATATGGTGACATATTCTGAACTGCATAATATCCTTTACCATAGTCAGTATTATCGCTGTTTAAAGTATCAACAAGAGAAGTTCCTGCAGAAACAACACCTGCAAAAAGTCCTCCACCTGCGGATGCTTTATTATATTGTTGTGCATGATCAAAATTCAAAGTATCTGGCATATACAATGCAATAGTTTCTGATATTCTTGTTGTTGCTCTGACACTTCCTTTCGCTAAATCTTCTGGAAATTGTTTAATTTGTTCACCAATACTTAGTAATACTCCTGCCGTCATTGAAGTACTACCAACCGTTTTTGATAAAAAGTTATTAACTGATGTAATAGCTCCAGAGACACCTGGAATTTGATTTAAACCTCCTGCTACTTTAGTAGCTAATTCACCAAAATCATTAACTACTTGAATTCCACCTATAGTGCCATAAGCCTTTGCATTTGTATTTGCTGTAGAAAATCCAGATGTTCCTGATCCTGGATTCTCAAATGTTGTTTTTCTCTGTTCCAATATGTTGATAATCATATAATGATTCTTATCGGTACTTCCCAAATCTATTGGATATTTGTATGTGCTAGAGTCAAACTTAGTGTTTATTCCTAGAACACTCAATGGACCAGTAGGCCCTTTAGGTTGATTGAAATTTATATCAGTAAGTGTGAAAGCGGGCATTTAGAGTTCCTAGATCAGATAGATATATTTATCTGCAAATATAAAGGTATTTATGTCATATAAAGGAAGATTTACTCCTCAGAATCCAAAAAAATACAGAGGAGACTCAACAGGAATTATCTACCGATCTAGCTGGGAACTTAGAGTTATGAAGTGGCTTGATGATAATCCAAATGTAGTTTGGTGGAATTCAGAAGAACTCATCATCAGATATAAGTCACCGGTTGATCAACGGATCCACCGCTATTTCCCGGATTTTGTGATCTGTGTAAAACAGAAATCAGGAATAGAAAAAACGTCAGTTATTGAGATAAAACCACTCAAACAAACTCAAAAACCAGTGCAAAAGAGAAAGACTCAAAGATTTCTACAAGAGGCTGCTACATATGCAGTCAATCAAGAAAAATGGAGGGCCGCTGATTTATTCTGTAAAGAACATGGTTGGGAATTCAAAGTATTAACCGAAAAAGACATAGGGATATAGTATAAATAGATAATGGCAAAATTATTAGATAGAATCAAAACATCATTAG